TAAATAGCAGATTAATTTATGGTTTAAAGATTAAAGAAGATGATGAGTTACTAAATGGAACTACATCAGGAATTGATGGAGTATTAAAAGACGCGACAGCTTACACAGTAGCTAAAACAAAAGCAGGAGATACAAGAATTGATGTATTAAGGAGAGCAATTACACAAGCAGTATTAGCAGGATATCCTGTCGATGGTATTGTTTTAAATCCTGTAGATTGGGAAGGAATAGAATTAACTAAAGCAGATAATGGGATGTATGTATGGGTTAATGTTCAAGACGGTGGGACTAATAAACTTTGGAAAGTTCCAGTCGTTGAGACTAACGCAATCGCAGCCAACAGTTTCTTAGTTGGAGCATTTAAAATGGGTGCAACAGTATGGGATAGACAACAAGCATCAGTAAGAATATCTGATTCACACAAAGATTTCTTTACTAAAAACTTGTTAGCAGTATTAGCAGAAGAAAGATTAGCACTTACTGTATATAGACCAACAGCATTTGTAAAAGGTGCTTTTCCAGCAGTAATGCCAGTACCAGCAGCATAAAACAATGATAGGGGTAGAAATACCCCTTTTTATTTAGGAGGTATAAAATGAAAGTTAAAGTTTTGATAGCCTTTGCAGATAATAAACAATCGTATTATAAAGGTGACACAGTAGAAGTTACAGAAAAATATGCAAAAATGTTAGTGGAAAAAGGATTTATAAAAGAATTTAAAGATATTAAAATTAAAGAAGAAATTAGAGAAATAAAAGTAGATAAACCAAAGGAAACTAAGAAAAAAACTAAGAAGTAGGTGATAAGATGGTAACGATCACATTAGCAGAAATGAAGAATTATCTTAGAATGAATGGGTTTACAGATTTTCCAAGTGAGGAAGATATTTTGATTACTGATTTAACTGATTCAGCGATAGAAGATGTTGAAAACTATGTCAATCAAGTAATCGATCCTGTGCCAAGTAGATTAAAAATATCAGCTATGAAGATAGTTGCTATTAAATATGAGAATAGAACAGAGGACACTAATCAGTTAGTGAAAAATGAACTTAATGAATTATGGCAGTTTAGAAAAGAGCCTGGACTATGATAGGACAACATAGAGCAATCCTACAACATAAAACAAGGGTACCAGATGGGGAAGGTGGATTTATAGTAGATTGGGTAGACTTAAAAACAGTGTGGCTTACAGTCAAGCCTATCAAATCTAGTGAAATGATTAAATATCAAAAACTAACTGATGAAATAAGTCATATAGTAAAAATGAGATACGACCCTACTATAGTATCTACACAAAGATTTAAATTTGACAGTAGGGCATTGGAAATAAAAGGCAGACCTTTAAATGTAGATGAATTAAACAAAGAGTTAGAATTGACTTGTCTAGAAACATTTAATCTCCAATCTTAAAAGATATAAAGACCCCAGATTTGTTAGTGTGTTTCTTAATGTCAGCTCTAATATTGACATCATTATTATGAGGTTTGATAAGTAATTCTTTAACATTTTTTTTGTGGGTTACTAAAACATCTCTTTTAGGTTTTTCTTTCTTTTTCATAAAATACACCTCCTAAACATATTATAACAAATAAGGAGTGATAAGGAGTGATAAAGTGAGCAAAACTTATAAAAGTTATTTTAACGAGGTTAAACAAGAGATTGGTAAAGCTAAAAAAGAAAAAGTCACAGAGGCTGCAATGCACATAAGGAATGCAACTGTTAAAAAACTTAGTGGAAATGGTACAGGAAAAAGATATCAAGTACCAGGTACAAGCAAATTTTATACAGCGAGTTCTCCTGGACAACCTCCAGCGGTGCTATTTGGAGATTTAAGAAAAAGCATTACTTTTGACATTGATGGAGACACAGGGTATGTAGGGAGTGGATTAAAGAAAGCACCTGACTTAGAACTTGGAACTTATAAAATAGCAGCTAGACCTTTTTTAAAACCTACATTCGAGGAAGAGGTCGCTCAGATTGGTAAAATACTTGGAAAGATGTGGTTTGAATGATTAGTTCAGCGATATATGATAGACTGAGCAACAACACAGAATTGACAAACAAATTAGCTATTATGGAAGGGATTCCTGCAATTTACAAAGTATGGGCTTTACAAGATAGTTTATTTCCATATTTGGTTTATAGATTAGAGGAAAATAAAAGTTTCGAGCATCCTTACAAGTCAGAGTTTACTTTATATATTGATTTGTGGGATTTCAACGAAAACACAATGAAAGAATCAGGAATAATAAGCGACATAATTAAGTTAGAATTTAATAATAAATTTATGGAACACCCAAAATATGGTGCTATGCAGAGTTGGTTATTTTCGAGAGGACAAATGCAGTCTGATTTGCCTGGGATTGCTCACATAGTTCATCAAATAACAATACACGCATGGGATAAAGAAATCTAGGAGGTAATAAAATGGCTAATGAGTGGAGAGGTTACACAGTAGATTCAGCGGAAAAGTTTCTATTAAATGCAGGTGCTTTTTATAAGAGCGCAACAATAGATGATGTAACAGGGATATTTGCAGGAACGAGACTTGGAGCAACGCAAGGCGGGGGATCACTTGCAATTACACCTGAAATGAGACCCATTTCAGTGGATGGGATGCCTGCAAATACTAAGGGTACAAAAGTTATTGATGATTGGGACATCACTATGACAGCTAATTTAATGGAGGCTACAGCAGAGAATTTTAAACTTGCTTTAGCTGCATCGGATATTGATACGGATACCAATACTGAATTTGACATTGTATCTGTTAGAAGAAATTTAGAAACCACAGATTATATAGATAATATAGCATGGGTAGGTAGAAAGAGTGACAATACACCTGTTATAATTATAATGGATAATGTATTAAGCACAGGTGGAGTGAATGTTACTTTTGCAGATAAGTCAGAGGGAATAATTCCTTTGACATTGCAAGCACATGCTCCAATGGACCCTGATGCAAATGAATTAGGATGTAGAATCTATATCAAAAAAGTAGCATAAGGGGGATTAATTTCTCCCTTTTATTTTTTATAATTTAGGAGGGTTTAAATGAAGTTTACAGATTTAACAATGAACAATCTTAAAACAAAAGATTTACCGATTATGATGAGAATAGTTAAGAAGCTAAACTTAAAGGATTTCTTAAAAGAATCAGTTGATATAGTTTTTAACGAAGATGTACCACAAGACATATTAGATAAAATAAAAGACAAAGAAGAAGCAGAACAAAAGAAAGTAATTGATGATTTCAAAGAAAGTAAATATATAGAAGTAGTGACTTTATTATTAAATGAATTAATAGAAGGGTATGACAAAGTACATGATGAGATAGAAAGCCTATTAGGTAATGTGTACAACTTAGACAAAAAACAAGTTGATGATTTAGATTTAGATGTAACTTTTGAATGTATCTATAATTTGAAAGAGCAGGACCAACTAATAAATTTTTTCAAGACAGCGTTGAAATAGACGCTGTCTATCTGTATGACTTATTTCTAAGAAACTATAGTAATGTGGATTTTGTAATGGAACTAGATTATATAGATAGTGTTGAATTAATAAGTACATTAAGAGATAAAGAACAAGAGAAACAAATATGGGAAAGATGGGTGTCACTTTATCCTTATATGGTGTTAGAACAAATTAAGTATATTAGCTATGAGGATTATAAAGATATGTTAAAAGGCAAAGGGCAGTATAAAAGATTAACAACAGCAGAAATATATGCAGATGTGGATAGTATACTAGAAGAATTTAAAACACCTGAGAAGGTAGGTGAATAGATAGATTATTAGCATTTGAAAAGGTGCTTTTTTATACAAGGAATGAGGTGATATTATCAAAGTCTTCGAACTGTTTGGACAGGTTGATTTAAAAGATGGAGATGTTAAAAAGAAGCTTGATGGACTAAGTGATAAGGCTGAGGGTACAGGCGGTATATTTGACAGGCTAAAAACTAAAGCAGGTGTATTAGGTAAAGGTATAGCGGTTGGCATTGGAGTAGGTGTAACAGCTTTGGGAGGGTTAATCGTAGGTTCTACCAAAATGGCTATAGATTTCGAAGCTGATATGATAAATATATCAACACTTTTAACGGGAACAACAAAAGAAATAGATACCAAAACAAAAGCTATAGGTGATGGCATTAAACAAATAGCTAAAGATACTGGAACAAGTACAGCGGTATTGAGTGCAGGTACTTATGAAATAATTTCAGCCTTTGGGGAACAAGCTGATGCTATGGGAATACTTGAAATTGCTAATAAAACAGCAGCCGCAGGGAACGCTACCACTAAAGAATCAGTGGGATTGTTATCGGCTGTAACTAAAGGCTATGGTGATACATCAACAGAAGCTACAAAGAAAGCATCTGATTTGGCATTCCAAACTGTTAAGCTAGGGCAAACGAGCATTCCTGAGTTATCTTCAAGCATGGGTAAAATAATTCCAGTAGCTGATACTTTAAATGTTTCACAAGAAGAACTATTTGGAACTATGGCAACATTGACAGGTGTAACTGGGAACACAGCAGAAGTCTCTACACAATTAAGCGGTGTATTTAGTGCATTAATGAAACCATCAACAGGTTTAACAGCAGCGTTAGATGGAATGGGATATGCCAGTGGAGATGCAGCTATTGAAAGTTTAGGTTTCCAAGGAACTCTAGATGCTTTAAAAGACAGTGTAGGTGGGAATGAAACTAAGTTAAATGATATGTTTGGTTCTGTGCAGGCTGGTACAGCAGTATTAGCATTAACAGGTTCTCAATCAGAGGCATATACAGAAAAATTAAAAGATATGGAAGGAGCATTAGGAGCAACAGACGTTGCATTTGAAAAACAACAAGCATCGGTTGGAGCTATGATGGGGAGATTAAAAGAAGGAACTAAAGTATTAATGATGGAATTAGGCGAGAAGTTTTTGCCTCTACTAGAAACATTTTTAAAATGGGTTATGGATCATATGCCAGAAATTAAAGCAACAATGAAAGTAGTATTCGAAAAAATAGGCGAATTTGTTAATGTTGTTATTGCAGTATTTAGAGATCACTTATTGCCAATATTCGTTGCTATATTTGATTGGACTAAAGAAAACTGGCCCACTATTCAAAAAATAATAGAAGGAGTATTTAAGGCAATTAAATTTGTTTGGGATAATATATTAAAGCCTGTTTTAGATTTACAGATGGCAGCTAATAAAGCTATCGTAGAATGGGTTGAGAATAATTGGGGAACTATATCAAGCATATTCGAAACAGTCTTTGAGAATATTAAAAGAGTTTGGGATAATGTATTAAAACCTATACTAGATTTATTATTGACATTATTCAAAGGGATAGTTGATTTTGTAACTGATTATTTTGCAGGGATGCAAACAATAATAGAAAATACTTTTGAAGGTATAGGAAAAGCAGTAGGAGCAGTAGCAGATGCTTTTGGGTGGCTATCAGATAAAATTAAAGCTGCTTGGGATTGGTTAAATAAATGGAATAAAACAGATGTAAAAGACAAAACACCTTCATATGGCACAACTACAACAGAGCCTAGATACAATTCTATGTACAATGGGAGTCACGCTAACGGCTTAGATAATGTTCCGTTTGATGGATATATTGCGAAATTGCACAAAAATGAAGGGATATTAACTGCAGAAGAAAACAAAGACTATCAAAATGGGGGAAGTAAAAGTATAGAAAACAATTTTAATATATCGTCTTTGGTAGTAAGAGAAGAAGCAGATATCAAGAAAATAGCAAAAGAATTATTTGAATTGCAACAAAGAAGTAATAGAGGAAGGGGGATTGTTACAGTATGATAGGATTTACATTCGCGAATACACATAGTTCAGTTTATAACTTATTTGTAAAATCAGATAATAGAACAATTTCTCCTTCTTTGAGAAAAAATGAATTTATTATACCAGGCAGGCATGGGACTATTGATTATGGTTTAAACACATACGAAAAAAGGTATATAACTATGCGTTTAAATCTAGTTAAACAGTCATTGCCACAGCTAAGACTACAAGCTAGAGATATAGCACAGTGGCTTGCAAAAGAAGGGTCGTTAGTATTTGATGATGAATTAAACAAAGCTTATCAGGCGAAGGTATACGAGCAGATAGACATTGAGCAGATAGCAACTAGAGGAATATCAACTGTAGTATTTGAATGTCAACCTTTTGCAGAAAGTTTAGTTTATAGACAAGTGAACAAGCCTGTAATAACTAGTAAACCTTATGATATTCCGTTTATTGTCAGTGGTACAAGTGAAACTTGGCCTATAATAACAATAAAAAACACAGGAACTAATATAATAGATAACATAACTATAGTAAGAAAGGCGGAGATATAAATGGCAGCAGCATCTAATTGGTTAGAAGAGGCAATACTGAATTACTTTTTTAGAAATCAATCAGTAGCACAACCTACAAATATTTATATAGCTTTGTATATAAACGATCCTACAGATTCTGATACTGGAACAGAGGTATCGGGAACTGCATACACAAGGCAACAAATAACTTTTGGAATTCCTGTGCAAACTGGGGAAAAAGGGGTCATAACTAATAATCAAAAGGTTGAATTTCCTATTGCTGGGTCCGATTGGGGAAATGTATCGCATTGGGGTATTCGTTCAGCGCAAACTGGCGGGAATTTAATGGCTAGAGGTAGTTTCTCAAGAGTTGAGAATGTTCAAAGCGGTAATAGATTTACTATTGAAATGGGTAATTTGGCGGTAACAATGGAATAGGGGTGTTTTTATGTTCAACAGGCAACCTTTCAATCGAGGTAAATTTAATGTAGCAAGTTCTCAAAGTTCGGGAAGTAATGGTATAGGAATAATGGTAATGGGTACAAACTCAACCTTAGTGCAAAAAGTTATAAGTGCTAAGGGAATAACAACTATGATTATGAGTGGAACTATAAATGCGACTAAGGTCAAATTTAATAATGGTATAACTGATATGGTAATGTCAAGCATAGGTAATGGTACGAAAGTCTTTAGAGTAGTCACTAGTACTGCAGACATGGTTATGCTAACAGATGCTAATCAATCTTTAGCTGGAGAAAGTATCATAGTGTTAGAAGATATTAATTTGAAGCCTGGAGATGAATTGATAATAAATACTTGTGATATGACTATTACAATAAATGGGCAAAATGCTATGCAATATTTTAATAACGAAAGTGAGTTTTTTAGTTTGTTGAGTGGGTTAAATACATTGATATATAGTGATACAAATGCTAGTAGACAAATATCTTTTGATGTTATATGGAAAGATAGGTGGTTGTAAATGGATAATATAATAAGAGTATATGATAGGGATATGAATAAATTAGCATATTTAGAAAATGCTTATAATATAGGGTACGAGTTACCTTTAAATGAGATTTGGTATGCTAGTTTTACTATGCCAGCAGATGATGATAAAAACAAACATTGTATGGCTTTTAATTATGTAGAAATATATGATGGTAACGAAAGAGTTGAGTTGTTTAGAATTATGCCTTCTACATTAACGAGAGACACAAAAGGCAATATAGTATATGAATGTGAGCATGTATTAGCTACATTGTTAGACGATATAATGTTTCAGTATCATCAAATAGGCAATTTAGGTATAGATACTATAAAAGTATTAAGATACATTTTAGATTATCAAATAGATAAGAGGTGGCAGTTAGGTGTATGTGATTTCGACAGAAAATTTGAGTATAAGTGGGAAAATGAAAACCTTTTAGCTGCATTATTTAGTGTACCTGAAATATTCAATGAAGCTTATAGATGGGAATTCGACACAACTGGAACTGTATGGAAAATACACTTAAAAAAGCTACCAATTAAATTTAAGGCAGATATAACATATAAGAAAAATATGACAAACATAATAAAGAAAGTTGACCCTACTACAATAGTAACTAGATTATACGGACTAGGCTATGGAGAGGGCGATAATCAACTTGACATAAGAAGTGTTAATAATGGCATACCTTATCTAGAAAGTAATGGTGCTACTACTACATGGGGCATTAAGCAAAGCATTGTAGTAGATAGGAGATTTGAAAGCCCTGAAACATTAAAAGCATATATGCAAACATTATTAGACCAGTTAAAAAATCCTTATAAATCATATTCTACACAAGCAGTAGATTTGTATAGAAAATCTCCTGAAAAATATGAGAAGTTTGTAGTAGGAGATATTGTTAGAGTTATAGACAAGGAAGATGGTATAACAGAAGATTTACCAATAGTTAGGATTTCAAAGAGTGATGTTACTGGAAATATAGGAAATATACAAATAGAGATAGCAAACAAGGGTAGAGATATATCGGGGAGTATGTCAGAACTGCAAAGTAGAACAAGAATAAACGAAGTATATGCACAAGGTGCTACTAACCAATTAATAGTACCGTTTTCAGACAATGCAGATGCTAACAATCCAGCGATAATGAGAGTGTATATTCCTGACACGATGGCTAGAATAAATAAGCTTGTACTAAACTATAGACTAGAACCTTTCAGAGCGTTTTCTAAAGCAATAGGTGGTGGTGGTGGAACTACTGAATCAACATCGGCAGGTGGGGCAAGTGTTCAATCGACATCAAATGGTGGTGCAAGTGTTCAATCAAGCGAAGACGGTGGTGGTGGGAGTACAACAAGTTCTAACCTCAGTAGTAGTGTAAACTCAACTACAAGGGACAAAACTAACCAAGTATGGGGACCTGATATTGTCCCTCTAGCAGTCACATCTGTTGAACTAACTGATGTAGGAGAAAATTATGAGTTTGCTCATAGTCATGCTTTAAAATATCATTTTCACCCACACGATCACCAAATAGCAATACCAGGTCACAATCATCAAGTAGCATTTTCAAGTCACCAACATCAAATGGTAATACCAAATCATCAACACCAAATATCTGTACCAAATCATCAACATACCTTAAAAATACCAGAACATACACACGATTTAGAGTTTGGTATATATAGAGGTGCCACTGCTAGTAATGTAACTATAAAAGTAGATGGAACAACGGTAAATAATGTAAATGCTAATCAAGATATAGATATAATTAATTATTTAAGTACAGATAATTCAGGTAAAATAAACAGAAATACATGGCACGAAATAGAGATAATACCAAATAAAATGACAAGAATAGTTGCAAATGTATTTATGCAAATATTTACAAATAGCAGAGGGGGAGGAGATTATTAATGTTAGATATGTACAAAGGGGTTGTTAATTCCCCTGAAACTACAACGACAAACGATATAAATAATACTGATACACTAATATATGTATTAGACGAAACTAGAATACCAGAAGATTTACCAAATATTATGACTTTAGGAACTGGTACGGCCGCTGAAACTATAAAAGTATTGTCGATTTCAGACAATGCTATAACAGTTGAAAGAGGCTTCCAAGGTATCGCAAAATCGTGGAATCAAGGAACTATAATAGCAAGAAACTTTGCAGAGTACGATTATAACGCTCTAAAAGAAAATATAGAAGAAAATGATGCAGATTTAGTTGCACATAAGGCAGATTACGCGTCTTTATTTCTTAATAATCCAGATGCTAAAAATAGCATATATAGAGGTAAATATCTAGGCAATACCGTTACAGTAGCACAATATCTTGCTATATCA